TGATAAGATACCTTATGCTGCACACCTTCTTCATCTTGTGCATATGTTGTCGCCTTTGTAATGAGCTGTTTGGTCAATAACCACCTCAGTTCACTGATGTCTGGGTGGTTCATATACAACTCAAGATAGATTGAATGCTCCCATTCAAGCATGTTTCTGCTTACATGCTGATCGAATCTGGAAGCATCACAACCAATGTAAACCAGTCCAGGGCCTTGCGACCTACAATACCCATTGGACCGATCCATTACCATCTGTGAGGCTTCAACAATACTGGTTGCAACTTGTCCCGCGTTCATACCCTTCATTACGGTTGGTCCCCCGAACAGGCTGGCTATAGCTTCATACATTGGATGGGAACCACCGAATCCTTCAATCGGGGATAAAAACATCCCGAGACGTAGATTGTATTCAGGGCTCCTAGGTTGTATGTTACGTGGTACGGGGTCTGACTTCTTGGTCAGATTTACCTTTTCAAACTTGATGAATTGGTTTATCCACGTTTGCTTTTCCGACAGGCCAAACTTGATGTAACTTGACATCGCATCTGCATATCTCTTCCTTAATCGACTAGGGCGTGTGTCTATGAATTCAGACATCGTCATTCTGGTCGGGGTAGAGATCATGGCAATCAGATCGCGTTTGACATTTGCCAGCCTTTTTCGCACTACTCCTATTTTTGGTTGTGGGGGGGGAACTAGTGAGCCGTCCTTGCTCTTGACAAGAAAACGTCTTTCCACTAGCGCCCGCAGCACATTTTTCAAAGAATGGTTATGCGCTGATATTGTATTTCCGCGCACTCCCATTCCCTCTAATTTAAAGAACTTTCTGATTTTGGCTTTCTTCACTCCAACGGGGACTACCTTCACCCCATGTGTAACTCCAGGACCCAACTCAGGCACAAATTCATGCAAATTTTGAGTGTAATCCGTGAAGGTATCCATGGCAGCTGTCTCCCGTGGTATCCATCACCTAGAAAGTGGCTTTCCAAGTCTAGGTGCTAGCAATGCAGATATTCCTAGCTCCTGATTCGTGTAAAACACAACAATCCTAGCCAAGTCTTGATACTCAGCAATTGATTGAAGGTTAAAACAGTGCAACTTGAAAAACGTACGAAGCTGATTATCAACCAATTGGCTTGTTGCCAGGTCAATATACATCTCTCCATCGTCATCCAATTCAACCCTAAGGGACTCAGGTGATAGTACTGATCTTACCCAGGCCCTAATGTAGAGACATGTTTTCAGCTTGCGTGCTACTTGTGTTTTACGTCTTACTTTCTGGCGACGCTCTCTGTCGTTCTTGGCACCAAGATTAAAACCATGAAATGGCCACACGAGGCAAATTAGTGCTGTGACAAAATACCAGCACCAATGCCA